CAAAGAAAAGATCATTGGATTTTTGGACAAGGCCTGTGGAAGAATCGAAGGAGTAATCGAGAAAAGTTATAATGAATTAGCAGATTACATGAATGCCTATCAACAAAAGATGGTCATGAAGCGTGAAGTGATTGCTGATACGGGTATTTGGACAGCTAAGAAACATTATCTTTTAAATGTTCATGATTCTGAGGGTGTTCGATACGAAGATCCACAATTAAAGATAGTTGGAATTGAAGCAGTAAAAAGTTCTACACCATTTGCATGTAGAGAATCGTTAAAGGAAATCTTTAATATTATTCTATCTGGTACAGAAGATGATGTAATTGAATATATTGAAAAGTTTAAAGATAAATTTGTTAGTTTAAATATGGAAGAAATAGCATTTCCTAGATCGGTTAATGGATTAAAAAAATATAAAGATTCTGCTACAATTTATAGGAAATCTACACCAATTCATGTTAAAGGTTCTTTAATTTATAACCATATATTACAAACTAAAAAGTTAACAAGAAAATATCCTACAATAAAAGAAGGAGAAAAGGTTAAGTTTTCCTATCTTAAAGATCCTAATCCCACAGGGGATAAGGTAATTTCGATAACGAATACTTTACCAAAAGAATTTGAACTAGAAAAATATATAGATTATGATACACAATTTGAAAAAGCATTTTTAGAACCATTAAAGGGAGTGTTAGACGTAATTGGCTGGGAAACTGAAAGGAAGTCTAGTCTTGACAATTTCTTTATATAGTGTATAATAGGAGGTATAAATGGCAGGAAGTATAATGGTGAGATACGCAAGGAAAACTACAAAGCAGTTGGCTAAAGAACGTTCAGGGTCTCACGCACAAATGTCAAAACAATTAAATTATTCAATAGATGTAAACCAAGATTCTTTTTCATATATGACTTTTGATAATATGTCGGAAGCTAATCAATTTGCACAAAGAATGAGAGAAGACGGTTGGCATATTATTGAAGTAAAAGATGATTATAAAAGGTGATAATGAGTGATTATTTAGATAATTTATTAAAAGTGACCGGTAATGAATTTGCGACAAAAGTTTCAGATGGAGTTGAGGCGGGAGATGTTACCGGACATGTAGATACAGGAAGTTATATTTTAAACGCATTAGTTTCAGGAGATATTTATGGAGGAATACCATCAAACAAAATTACAGCATTGGCAGGAGAAACTGCTACGGGTAAAACGTTCTTTGCTTTGGGCATGGTCAAACAGTTTCTTTCAACTCATCCTAGCGGCGGTGTTCTGTATTTTGAGTCTGAGTCTGCTCTAACAAAAGAAATGATTGAAAGTAGGGGAATTGATTCTCAAAGAATGATAATTTTACCTGTAACAACGATTCAAGAATTTACTCATCAAGCAGTTAAGATAGTAGAAAACCATACTGAAGATAGACCGATAATGATGTGTCTAGATTCACTTGGAATGTTATCAACTACAAAAGAGGTTGGTGATATTTCAGAAGGTAAGGAAACAAAAGATATGACAAGAGCTCAACTTGTCAAAGGATGTTTCAGAGTTTTAACTTTAAAATTAGGTAAAGCTGGAATTCCACTTCTAGTTACTAATCATACATACAAACAAGTTGGCACAATGTTTCCTCAAGATGTGATGGGTGGAGGTAGTGGACTACAATATGCTGCATCTACAATTATTTTTCTCTCTAAACGAAAAGAAAAAGAAGGTACAGATGTTGTCGGTAATGTCATACATTGTAAGAACTCTAAGTCAAGATTAACAACAGAAAATAAAAGAGTTGATGTTCTTTTAAGATATGATCAAGGATTAAATAGATATTATGGACTACTTGAATTGGCGGAAAAATATGATATAATAAAGAAAGTATCTACAAGATATGAAATGCCTGATGGTACAAAAGTATTTGGTAAACAAATATTAAGTGAACCAGAAAAATATTTTGATGATAAGATCATGAGTGCATTAAACGAAGCCGCACATAAAGAATTTTTATATGGTGGCTTTGATGAAAGTGAGGTCGAAGATGATGTATAAGGAATGTACAAACCCGAATGATCCAGATGATAAATCATTATGCATAATGGTAATGGATGATTCACCATTTGATGGTGCAATAGTTCGATATACATCTTTTAAATTAGTAGAACAAGAATTAACCGGAAATGATATTGCCTGTCAATATGAATATGAATTTGAGGTGCCTCCACATGATTTAGGCCACGAAATTTCTGATGATGAAGGAGCATCATTTGAAAAACGATTAGGTGAATGGGTAATAGAAATTATACAACGACAAATGGAAAAACATGCAGCAGAGGATAGAGACCTTAATACTTAAGAATTTAATACACAATGATGAATATGCTAGGAAAGTATTACCATTCCTAAATAAAGATTATTTTGAAGAGCATACGGATAAATTATTATATGAACAAGTTGATACGTTTATTACCAAATATAATAATTTACCTACCAAAGAGGCATTAGTTATTGAATTAGAAAATTCAACATTGAATGATTCAGAATTTGATAATGTAACGGCACTCTTAACTCATGTAGAAGGAGAAAATACTGATGAAAAACCAGATATTCAATGGTTATTGGAAACAACAGAAAGGTTTTGTCAGGATAAAGCAATCTATAACGCAGTTGTCAAATCAATTAAAATATTAGATGAACCAGAAAAAACCAAAGATGACAAGGGTGCTATTCCTGAGCTCCTTACCGATGCTCTTTCTGTTAGCTTTGATCCTCATATCGGCCACGATTATTTTTTGGATTCTGATGATCGTTATCTTTTTTATCATAGGGTTGAAAAGAAGATTCCTTTTGATCTTGAATACTTTAATAAGATTACTCAAGGGGGGTTATCTACAAAAACACTAAATGTTGCACTTGCAGGAACCGGAGTTGGTAAGTCTTTATTTATGTGTCACCAAGCTTCAAGTAGTTTGTCACAAGGACATGATGTATTGTATATTACATTAGAAATGTCTGAAGAACGAATAGCCGAAAGAATAGATGCAAACTTATTGAATATTGCATTAAATGATTTAGTTAGTTTACCTAAAACTATGTATGAAAAGAAAATAGAAGAATTAAAAAAGACTATTAAAGGTAGATTAATTATTAAAGAATATCCTACAGCCGCAGCTGGTTCAAATCATTTTAGAACATTATTGAATGAATTAAATCTTAAAAGAAATTTTACTCCAGATATTATTTTTATCGATTATCTTAATATTTGTTCTTCTTCACGTATAAAAGCAGGACAATATGTAAATTCTTATAGTTATATAAAAGCTATTGCTGAAGAACTTAGAGGATTGGCGGTAGAGTATGATGTTCCTATTATGTCAGCCACACAAACTAATAGAGCTGGTTTTCAGAATACAGATATTGGATTAGAAGATACCAGTGAATCATTTGGACTTCCTGCAACAGCAGATTTTATGTTTGCTATTATTAGTAATGAAAATCTAGATGAGGCGGGCCAAATATTGATTAAACAATTAAAAAATAGATATAGTGATTTAACTACTAATAAGAAGTTTTTAGTTGGAATAGATCGTGCAAAGATGAAACTTATAGATTTAGGTGATCAGTCTCAATCTGATATAGTCGATACCGGAAAAGAAGAGGAAAATGATACTCCTTCATTTGATATTGCTACCGGTGGAAGAATGAAGAATAAAAAAGATTTTGGAGAATTTAAATTTTGAGTGATAAAGTTATAAATTTAGAAGATTATAAAAAAAAATATAAAGACAAACCCTCCCTTAAGGCGTTCCAGCCTGACAAATATTACATATATCCTGACATGGGCATGATGATTCATGTCTTATTTTCAACGGATAAGAGTATACATTACGATAATGAGCCAATTTATGTAATGGAAGATCAATATGGTAATTTCTTTGCTGAACCTGTAGAAGAAGAATCTTGTGAAGGTTGGCATGAACTTACTAAAGAAGCATTTATATATGCTGTTGATCGAGGTATTCCACCCAATGATAAAGCATAAAGGTAGTTGTTCTTATAAATATATCAGTAAATTCTATTTTCGGAGAGAGCAATTAATGAGATCATTTAACCAACATAAACTCATGGTTGAGTTTGTAGAATATCTTTTTGAGTTTAATGTTAAAAAGCGAGCA